ATGCCAATCATCTTTAATCTCTTTTCCATGACGTCCACCACAAATAGAACAAACACGCTCATCTTCTGCCGACCAGCTTTGTGTTTGCTTAACACCTACATCCTTTAGCGATTTTCTTACACCTTCTACAGCAAAATGTGAATATTCCGTTCTAACAAGATTTTCAATCGATCGATTAAACTTCCCCTGCTCTAACTTAAACATGCCGCTAATAACACCATCGTTTTTCATCGTTCTAAGAGCTTCTAAAACACCTTCACCACTTGCCAATGAATTAATAATGGAATTGCTCAAACGTTGCTCTAGAGTTGATATATTGCCCCACAAGCGAGATGAAAATGTTTTTCCGCTCCACGGATAGTTCATGATGTTTTCTAGTTCATTCTTAGTTAATCCAGGTGCTGAACCGCCTAATAATTGCATCAACGCATTAGAATTAGAATTGTAGATTCGTTTTGTAATGTTTTCTAAGTCGTTATTAAATTTACCGTTGACATCACTGGATATCGCTTCACCTGCAAGAGTAGAAAAAATGTCTGCTCGTAATTGCAACAGGCGATTGACCTTGGCATAGTCGTAAGATGGAAAATACTCATCTATGAATTGCTTATAAGCTTCATCTGATTCCATTAACTTTTCATAGTTTTTGTCAATATATTTACGATACTTTTCTTGGTCTCGTTTGCTAAAGTCTTCTAGCATTTCGCTTTGTGTGATGTCGTGTAAATCCGCTTGTGACAATAGCTGCCGTTGAATTTTAACTAAAGCACGTTCAAAAACAGATTCTAGCTCACCAAGAGTTTCCTTTTCTAGTTTCAAACGTGCTTTGTCTTCTAATTCTCGGCGTTTTTCCCAATAACGTTC